GGCCGTCATGGTGGTCAAGCATCCAAACGGGCACGAGGCTGGGATCAAGATGGACGGTCAGCAGCAGACGGTATATGCCAGGAAGAACTGGTCATCCGTGATGCTGTTTAACTGCGACCATCCGGCAAATAAGCGCCTGACCCTCACTGACGTGAACTCCCGTCCAGGCCGTGATTTGCACGCCTTCTATTGGCTGCATGACTCCGAAATCGGCGAGCTTCCTAGGGAATGGAACTGGCTTGTCGGCCTGCAGCCTAAGCCTGAAAACCTAGGGATTGCCCATTACACGCTGGGGACGCCTGAGCTTTTGGATGGAGGGCCAGAGGAAGGTCTCTGGTGGGACGCATATGGCCGAATTTAAGATCGAAGGACTGGACGGCGTGCTGCGAAAGATGCGGGAACTCCCCGTGAAATTGCAGCGAAAAGGATTGGTTGCGGCCGTTCGTAAAGGTGCTAACATCGTGCGTGACGATGCCAGAACTCGGGCAAAGCAGTTCGATGATCCATCGAGCCCGAATAAAATTTGGCGGGAGATCGTCACTCGAAACAACAGCCGCCGAGGTCGAAAGGAGGGCGGGGTTGTAATGCAGGTGGGTGTGCGTGGCGGTGCCCGTAATCCGGGTGGCAGTGCTAACGCGAGCAACGATAATGCAAGCTCGGTATGGTACTGGCGCTTTCTGGAGTTCGGGACTTCCAAGATGGCAGCCCGTCCCTTCATGCGCCCAGCCCTTGAGTCCAAAGCCGAGGCGGCCACGGAAGCTATCGTGACCGAACTGAACCGGCAACTGGACGAGGTGTTATGAGGCCCAATCCATTCCCCATTGCCCAGACGATTACCCCTGCGGTATTCGGCGCCAACGCCGCGCGCTTCTGGTCTTTCGGACAGGCGCCACAGCCTCCGCAGAATGCAGCCGATTATCCCTATGCGGTTTGGCAGCATATCGTCGGCGTCCCGTTTAATAGCTTGGACTGCCCGCCCAGCCTTTGGCAGAACACCATCCAGATTGATATCTACGCCAAGACCCCGCAGACCTGTATTGCTGCGGCTGAGGCGACGGTTACGGCGTTCGCGGACGCCGGCATGATTGGCAGCGTTCGTGACTGGCCCCGCGAGGCAGAAACCCTCCTGTACCGATACACCATTGAAGTAGACCTCAACTAAGGAGTTGATCATGACCGCTGTTCCGACCAAAGGCACTAGCCTTTTTTACATCGACCCGGACACCTGCGCGGTGGTTGAGGTCGGCTGCATCACGTCCTTCGACGGCCTGGACGTGCCCATCGATCAAGTGGAAATCACCTGCCTCCAGGATCTCGTTCGCTCGTATATGAGCGGATTGGGCACTCCTGGCACGGCCACCTTTGGTATCAACTACGACCCGCAGGATGCCTCCCATAACCGACTGCTTGAGATCAAGCGCGAAGGCTCCCCGACGCTGTGGTGGGCTATTGGCTGGGGTGATGGCACTGCATTCCCGGTGGCCGGCTCGCCGTGCGACTTCGACACCTTCCCGACCACCCGAACCTTCCTTGCTTTTGAGGGGTTCATTAACTCCTTCAGCTTCTCCTTCGCGCTGAATGCCGCTGTCGCGTCGACGGTCGGTATCCAGGTTTCCGGCGATCCCACCATCTATCCGAAGGCCTAATCCGTGGACCTGAAAGAACTGGCGAAGCTTGGTGCGTTCATCGACACGCAGACGGTGGAAGTCCCGGTGGAATGGGAGGGCAATCACATGACGGCCCATTTCCGCCGCCTTTCCTTCGGCGATTACGAAGCTATCGCCCAGATGCCCGAGGATCGTTCGCGTAGCGCCACTATCATTTCCAAGACCCTGTTCCTGCCGGACGTGGCCCGGCTGATGACCTACGAAGAGGCTTATCAGTTGGCTCCGAAGTTCGCGGAGGCCCTGGTCAAGGCGATGACTGAAGGAAAGGTGCTGGTTTCCCCAAAAGCCTGACCCCCTCGGATGAGTTCTTCATGGAGCTGGCCCTAGGGCTGGGCATGACGGTAAGAGAGCTTAAGGACAAGCTCTCATACGAGGAGGCGATGCAGTGGGGTTTGTATAGGAAGAAGAACGGACCCTTCAGTATCCAGAAGCGGGTGGAGTACGGGTTTGCATTGCTGGCCACCATTCAGACTGGCGGGAAGGACTTGAGGAAGTTCATTCCATGGCTTGAGCCGGAAGAACTTACGCCTGATGTGATGCTGGCTCAGTTGAAGGGCATTAGCGCAAAGAATAAGGTTAGGGAGACAGCTAGTGGCTAATCGCTCACTCGGTACGCTTACGCTCAACCTAGTTGCAAAGGTCGGCGGATTTACAGCTGGAATGACGGCGGCCGAGCGGGCAGCGGATAAGTCCCTGTCCGCCATTGAGCGGCGCGCGTACAAGTTTGGGCAGACGCTTGGGACTGGACTCAAGGCAGCAGGCGTCGCTGCTGTAGCTGGCTTTACAGCCCTCGCTGCATCGCTTCAGGTCACCATCAACGGGTTGGACGAACTCAGCAAGTCGGCCCAGAAGATCGGAACTACCACGGAAGAGTTGAGCAAGCTGGCCTATGCCGGCGATCTTGCGGACGTTTCCTTGGAAACCCTGACCTCAACCCTCGGCAAGCTGACCAAGGCGCAGGCGGAGGCTTTGGATGAGGGAAGCAAGACCGCACAGATTTTCGATGCGCTTGGGATCGCAGTAAAGGACGCGGAAGGCAACCTTCGTAGTTCCACCGATGTTCTCGGTGACTTCGCCCAGAAGTTCCAGGATTTGGGGGGGTCACCGGAAGCCATTGCCGCAGGCTTCCAGATCTTCGGCCGGTCATTCCAAGAACTGATCCCGCTCCTCAAGGACGGACGACAAGGTATCCAAGAAGCCGGAGACGAACTAGAGCGGTTCGGCGGGGTTATCTCTACGCAGGCCGGACAGGCTGCCGAGGAGTTCAACGACAACCTCACGCGGCTCAAGACCCAGTTCCAAGCCATTCTCGCCCAGCTGGCGCAGCAACTGCTTCCCACCTTGGTCGAACTGAGCCAAGAGCTTCTTGATCTCGCCAAGAACGGTAACCTCGCGAGCAATGCGGCCACCATCCTGACCGTCGCGGTTGATGCGGGTGTTGGTGCGCTGAAGCTGTACCAGCGGGCGGTGGATGAGGTTTCCGTTGCCATCCAGTTCGCGGTGGAGTCTTACCGTGGTTGGACGGAAGTCACCAAGAACTTTGCCACCTTGGGGTTTGCAGATGGCGGTGTGGCGGAAGGGTTCCGCAAGATCGGTCAGGCCGCAGAGGATGCAGCCAAACAGCGTGACAAGCTCACAGCGCTCAGGAATGCGCCTTCTGGGCCATCTGCTGAGCAAGGAATCGACTTCACCTTGGGCGCGCCTGTCAGCCCTCAGGAAATGGCCGCTGGGAATGCGCGCCTTAGCCGGGCACTGGGTGGAAACACCGAGGCGAAGCGGGCCAACGCAAAGGCAACCAAGGAGCTTACAGAGGCCGAGAAAGCCTATCTGGAAACGGAGGAAGTATTCGCCGCCATCGCGGAAGACACTGCACGTTACCAGACCGATCAGATCATCCGCCAGGGTGAACTGGATGCGCAGCGCGAGGAATCCACCGCTAATCTTCTGGCTGACTTGGAGTTTGAGCGTAGCTTGCTGGGTAAGACCGTAGAGGATCAGGAGATCCTGAACAACCTACGCTATGCCGGAGTTGATGCTAATAGCGAGTATGGCCAGAGCATTATCCAGGTCACCAAGGATCTACAGGAACAGCGGGAGGCGATGGAGACGCAGATCGCGGTGGCTGATGTGTTCCGCAATAACTTTGAAGATGCCTTCGCCGACGTTCTCACCGGCACCAAGTCCGTGAAGGATGCCTTCCGGGATATGACCACGCAGATCCTCGCAGACATTGCCAGGATTGTGGCCCAGAAGCTGGTGGAGAACTTGTTTGGCCAGTCGGGAACCGCAAGCGGAGGCCAGTATGGCGGTTATATCCAAGCGCTTGGTTCCCTGTTCGGTGGCGGTCGTGCTACTGGCGGTCCTGTTAACTCTGGGCGCATGTATGAGGTGAACGAAAACGGGCCGGAGCTTCTGACGGTCGGGGGACGTGATTACCTGATGATGGGCAACCAGAGCGGGAAGGTCACGCCTTCTTCCGGAGGCATGAATCTGACCCAGAATATCTACAGTCCGAACTTCACTGACCCACGAAGCCAGTCCCAAATCCTACAAGAGAGCGCAATGAAACTCCGCGTCGCTACCACTAGGAACACCTAATGTCTTACCTGAAAGCTTACATCCCCGGTTGCGAAGGCTACGGGTTCTCCGGCGGACCGGAGTTCAAGACGCGTATCAAGGTCTTGGCCAACGGTCGTGAGCGCAGGAATGCGGATTGGGATAACGAGCGCAACCGCTATACGTTGCCGTTCCTGAACCTGACTCCGGATAAGTACCTTCCGATCCGGCAACACTTCCAGGTGTGCCGAGGAATGCTTCACAACTTCCTCTATCAGGATCCCTTGGACGACGAGGCAGTAAACGAACAGTTCGCGTTGGGGAACGGAGTCGATATTGAGTTCCAGCTGTCCAAGCTTTCGGTAACCGATGGCGTGTTTTACCAGCGCGTCGTGACGGCTCTTTACTCCGAAGGCCCGGACGGTTCGGCTATCGATGTAACCCCTGTCATCACCGTGAATGGAGTTGTGAATGGATCGGTGACCTTTGACCGAGAACGAGGGAAGGTTATCTTCCTTTCCCCTCCGGCTAATTTGTCTGTGCTCCGTTGGAGTGGTGCATTCTCGGTATGGGTTCGATTTGACCAAGACTGGCTTCCGTTCTCTCTGGACAGCCAGAACCAAGCCGGGTATGCCCATAACGGATCAGTGAGCCTGATGGAAGTTCCACCGCCGGAAGAGGTGACGACCTAATGGGACGTGCCATCCCTATCGCGCTTCAGGATCATCTGGACTCGGGTCAGACAACTACTTGTTATCTGATCCTGATTACTCCGGTACAGCCGAACGTCCCGGCCTATGGAGTGACGACGCTTAACCGGCCTGTCGTCTATGACGATGGCAATGGTGAGGTCACCTATTCCGCTGCTATCGGTGTCGATACAACCGCGTTCCAAGGCAACGCAAACCTGACCGTGGACAACGCGGAAGGCACAAGTCTGATGCCGGAGTTCGACGTGCCGATTAGCGAAGAGGATATCCGCGCGGGGCTGTATGACTTCGCCCGTTATGCGGTGTATCTCGTGAACTACGCCGACCTCAGCATGGGCCATATCACCCTGCGATCTGGGACTATCGGGCAGGTGACCATTGACGTGGATGGCCTGAGCTTCGTTAACGAGTTCCGAGGGCTGTCCGCAGAGTTGAAGCAGTCGGTATGCGAAAAGGACTCACTTTCTTGCCGAGCTATTTTCGGTAGCCAGCCTACGGGAAGTTCTATCCCTGGCCCTATCCAGAGATTCCCATGTGGTTTCGATGCTACCTCGCTTCTGAAATCCGCCACGGTTGTATCAGTTGGCATTGAGAATACACTGACGTTCGATATTACCCCGGATACGGATATGGGTCAGGATAGCCTGAACCCAGGGATCGTGGTGTGGTCTACCGGTATGAATGCTGGGCGCACCTATGAGATTGATACCAACACGGCAGGCGGTGAAATCACGTTGGCGCATGAAACGGCATTCCCGATTCAGATAGGGGATCAGCTGGAATACCGCGAGGACTGTTCCAAGCTGGCACGTGACGATGAGAAAGGCTGCCGGCATTGGTTCGGACCGGATTGGGTTCTGCATTTCCGTGGGGAGCCTGATATCCCGATTGGCGATGCCGGCGCCATGGAGACGCCAGGAGCTTCGTCTAGCCCGGGGAATGGTGGATCTACCTATCAACCAATTTCGGAGGAATGATGACTCTGTATGAGGCGGCGCAGACATTCCTTGGGACTCCATTCCGCCACCGTGGGCGAGGGCATTATCTGGACTGTGCCGGATTGGGAAAGGCTGCGTATGCAAAACTAGGAGTAGAGCTTCCGGACTTCCTTCTATATGGGAGGGAACCGCATAAGGACGATCTCATCCGATATGTGGTTAAGGCTCTTGGAGAGCCGGTTGCTTTGGCGCCAGTGCGCGTCTGGAATCTGCAACCAGATGATGTTGTCGTAATGAGGTTCAACGTAGAGCCACACCATATTGCGGTTCTTGGACCCTACCCCTATGGCGGACTAGCAATGATTCACGCCGATGGACACACTAACCGCGTGGTTGAACACAGGCTTTCAAGCGACATGATTAAGCGAATCACGCACGTATTCCGGAGGCCTGTCTAAATGGCGCGTCAAGTGCTGCCTATTGCTGGCGCCATCATCGGCGGATATTTCGGCGGCCCTCAGGGTGCGCAGATTGGTTTTGCCATTGGTTCATTGGTAGGCAATGCGATTGATCCGCAGATTATTAATGGCCCCAAGATTGGGGAGGCTGGCCTTCAGACCTCAGCAGAAGGCGTATTCCGACCAATCGTATATGGTACGGGCCCAGTAAAGGGGAACATCATTGCGCGCGGTAATCGCCAGATTAAGAAGACGCGCGAGCAGCAAGGCAAGGGAGGCCCGGTTACGGAGACTGAGCGAGTCTATTGGACATTCGCTATCCGTATTTGTGAAGGTCCAATCGGTGGAATCCTGCGGGTGTGGCAGGATGAAAAACTTGTTTATGACATTACCCCTGGGTCCACCATCCCTGGTGAATCCGCAGACTTCCAACAGCGGTGCCGATTCTATCTTGGCGATGAGGACCAGCTTCCTGATCCGGACTTAGAGGTTTTCCAAGGAATCGGGAACACTTCCGCCTATCGAGGCAGCGCGCTTGCTGTATTCCCCAACTTCGATCTAACTGACTATAGAGAGCGAATCCCTGACTTCCGCTTTGAGGTGTCGAACGCTGGCGGCCAAATTTATCAATACCTTTCCCTTATCCATTTCGATGAAATCTATACGGACACTAGCAGCCATGTCCGTGATGAGATGGAGCCTGGACGATGGTCTGCGGGTGGAGAAAGTCTTGGTGGCGGCCTAAGTGATGTTCAAGTCAAATTTGGACCCTATTCGTTCCGAATCAATGGGGTTTCTGAGGACTCGCCAACTACAAATACGGACTTCTCATCGATTATTGGAACACAGGACTTTTGTATATCTGCGTGGGTGTGGGTAGATAGTACGGCTGCGATTGACCATGAGTTTGACACGATCTTGGGCCATTGGTTCCAACCAGGGACTAGGGCATTCCACTTGTTCGTTGCCAGAGGGTCGCCTAACAAACTGATGTTCCGTGTTTCCAGTGATGGAGATAACTTCTATGAAGTTGTTGCAACCGCTGACTTCCCGCTTGATGAGTGGGTCTATGTTGCATTGACGCGTGAACAAGGTGAAATCTCGCTATGGCAGCAAACAAGTCCAACCGGCGCAATTAAGGTGGGTGAATTGGAGTTCCCATACTCCATCCATTCCAATACAGGAATGATTCCTGGGGAGAACTGGCGCATTGGTTCTTTTGATAATGCCGACCCTCAGGTATGTATGTTCGGATTCATTGATGAAATGGTGATGATCCTTGGCGATCCTGTATATGGTGGGCTTGGATTCAATGTTCCGACTGAGCCATGGCCAAACCCAATAACTGCCGAAGGAACAAAGGTCCCCCTTTCTTCCATCGTGGAAGACCTGCACAGCCGTGCAAACATGGGGGCATCCACCTACGAAACTTCAGAGTTGACGGACATGGTTGACGGCCTTGTGCTGGCCGCCGACTATACCTGTGCGGATGCTATCCGTACTTTGATGCCTATCTATTTCTTCGATAGCACTGAGCACGATGCAGGGTTAGGTTACCGGGTAAATTACCCGAAGCGGGGAAAGCCGGTCGTCCTGACTATAACGGACAACGATATTATCAATGGCCTTGATCGAACGGTGCGTGAGGATTCCTTGGAACGCCCAAGGACTATCCATTTGCATTACGAGAATCCGACCATCGGCTACGCTCCGGCCAAGGCGACCATTACCCGAGACAGCCCAGATATCAAGGTTGTGGGAGAGCGTTCTCTTCAGGTTCCAGTTTCGTTCTCTGATGTTACTGAGGTTCGTCAGGTCGCCGCCAAGCTATTCAAGATCATTTGGACAGAGGTTGCTGGAGAAGAGGATCTATCTCTTCCTGACAACTTTTTGAGTCTGGTTCCTAGTGATTGCATAGGCGTTTCTATTCGCGGGCAGCTTCGGCGAATGCGGGTGACTCAGGAAATGCTTGCCCCTGGAGAACAGGGGTACAAGCTTATCCGCGACCGTCAGAGCGCATATACGTCCAATATCACAGGCATCCCTGTCCCAGAACCTACGCCACCGATACCGTCTGTAGTGGGTCAGACCATTATGGTCTTTGGGGACTGGCCTGCTCTGAACGATAATAACGACCGACTTCTTTACTATGTGGGAGCCACTGGACAGACGGAAGCGTGGTATGGCGCTCTTATTCAAAGGGCTGTCGATCCTGACACTACCTTCCAAGATGCCACATCCTTTACGCAGAACACGATTATGGGGACATTGATCGCGCCAGTCAGTGACGCAAGCGAGCATTACACGGATACGACAAATTCGGTTCGACTGAACCTGTATACAGACGACCAGATTGAATCACTTTCTCAACAGCAATTCCTGAGTGAGGGCGGTTCGTTCGCGCTCGAAAACCTAGATGGCTCATGGGAACTGATGCAGTATCGCGATGCGACCCAGAATAGTTTGGGTGAATGGGAGTTGAGCTATCTAGCCCGTGGTCGTTTGAACAGTGGAACGTCTAACCATATTGCCGGGGCCAAGGTCGTATTTTTGGATGGCGTAAGGAGCGTGGACGCTCAGACTGCATGGATCAACAATAACTTGACCCATCGCGCTATCAGCTTTGGCACCAGCCCAGATGGCGTTCCTACGCAGACAGATCTGTATACCGGCAAGTCTCAACGCGAGTTCCCGGCGGCCCAAATACTGGGAAGCATTGCTGGGGATAATTTGAGCCTTAGCGTAATACCAAGGCATCGTTTTGGTACTGAGCAAAACCCCATTCGTTCTATAAACTGGACAGGGTACCGTTGGGTTGTAACCGATGGCGTGAATACGGTTAACACGGACGTGCTATCGGATACCTTGGCTGTAGACGTTACCGGATGGTCCACACCTATCACGGCAACAGTTAGCCAGTTGAATCGTATTACCGGCGCTGGACCTTCGATATCGGAGCAATTTGAATGAGCGATCCCATCTTCCCATTGGCGGTTTGGCAGTCTGGTACTAATGAGAACAGCCTCCCCGCTAACGATAATGCCCTGCGAATCGAGGCGTTGAGCCGAGAGGTAATCAGCAAAGTTGTTACCTCACAGCCTGTTTCACCTTCCGATGGTGATGTGTATATCATCCCAAGCGGAGCCACAGGCGCGCAGTGGTCTTCCTTTGACGTAGATGACCTGACCATATACCGAGGTGGAACATGGTATGCGTGGGCCCCTATAAACGGGATCGTAGTTAACCTGGCTGGAGATCTTTACCAGTTCGATGGTTCGTCCGGATGGGTTGCTGTGGGAGGCGGAGGTGGCGGTGGAAATCTTTTTGTCAATGTCATGTTGTCGGACATGACCACCAATCTGACTACTGGAACAGATAGTGCATATTGGGTTGCACCTGAATCTGGAACCCTTGTAGACGTATGGATTGGGTTAATCGACCCATCGTCTTCTGGGATCGTTCGGATCGATCTTAATAAGAATGTAGGGGGAACCGTGCTATCTACTCGTCCTGCCATTGATGCCACGGAGAGCACCAGTCTGACTGGTACGTCAGCGGTTATTTCAACGCCATCCTTCAGTAAGGGTGACTTTTTCAGGTTCGATATTGACGACGCAGGCACGGATGCTAAAGGACTGCAAGCAGTTCTGGAGTACACGCCGTGACTATGGTGGTTGATTCTTATCGGTTTGGGAGCTCCGTGCCAACCGGATACGATGCTGTTGTTCTTTCACTCCCTGGTTTATGGGGGTACTGGAAACTGGATGAGAATCCCATCACAGGAGGGGTAACGGTGGCGGTAGATGCATCGCCGTTTTCCAGGGATGGGAGCTATGCGGGATCAGGTTCCTACACCATAGACCCCGGCCTTTTCGCTTCCAGTTCCAACAGCCCGCGATTTGATAGTGGCATGTCAACCCGAGTTGATATTCCAAGCATTACGCTTGGGGTGAATCAAAAATTCACATTAGGCGCATTTATGAAGAGCACCTCTTCCGGTGCAGTCGCCCATGGTGTAATCGGGGGTGATGACTCAGGTTCTAATCGTCGGTGGCAATATCGTTTGTTTGATGGAGAGATGCAATTCGTCACTATTGACCCATCTGTAACGGTTACTACAGCGACCACTTCCACGAATGACGGGAATCCACATCTGGTTATTGTGGTGTTTGATCCAACTCTGTCAGCCGGGGCTGGGGTGGTGAAACACTATACTGATGGGTCATTAGACGGATCTAGTTCCACTGCCATTACCATTGCTAATGGCATCGCTTTTCCTGCTATCGGGGATCGGTCATCTAACGCAACCTCTGTTGATCTGTTTGACGGGAATATTGATAACGCTTTCATTTGCCTAGATGCGATCACGTCTACAGACGTTTCCAATCTCTGGGCAGCAAGAAACTCCCCATAAAGAAAGCCCCTCCGGAGAGGGGCTTGTTAGTCATTTGGAGTGCATAGCGGCAGAACCGGTCACCTCACGCTCCGGAACTGGCGGTGCCAGTGGTCATTGCGACGGATCGCTGAGAACAGGTCGGCATAGCACATGCGGCCATCATCCCAGTGCTGCGATGGATGACCTATACGCCGCCCGCGCCATTCGCTTGTGCCTGAGCTTCATACCTGCTCCTTGGGAGAGAGGGCTGGCATTGTCCATGCCTGTATCGGCAGCGGAACTGCGCAGATCGTGTCGACGTACATGCGCAGTCCTGCGGTCGGTTCGTAGCTGACCCCGTCACCAGGGATCGGAATCAGCATCCCAGCTTCAACAAGCTCTTCAACGGCATCGCGGTAGGGACCGGAATAGTGATCGCGTATTCGCGGATGATCCTCGGCGCGGCAGTAGTACCAGAGCGCGATTTCGATGAAGACCGGAGCGCGCATCACGACACCTCCCCGCCACCGCCCGGCCCGGACGAGGCGATGCGCAGGTATAGCTGGCTCGCCGTGTAGCCGTAGCGCATCATCGCCATTGGAAGATCAAGGGCGCCCATGTTGATGTCTCACTTAGTGGTGATAACGACGCATCGGTCCAGCATTTCGCGCAGCACCTTGGCGCATGTCTGATCTTCCGGCTCCGAGTCGTCAAGCATGTGGTCGATGGCGTACACGATCCATTCGTGCTCACGCTCGGTGAGGCGCAGCGTCTCCGCGTCCGAGGGGTGGGCGTAGAGCTTCGTCCCGGCAGGCAACGAATGCCCGTACTCGGTCCACTCCGCGTCAGTGGTCGGCGCATTGACGATAACACCAGCCACCGCCCCGCCGGCCGGCGACTGCGCTAGGGCGGCTTCTAGTTCGACTATCCTAGCCTCAGCACGTCCTCCGGCACGGGGCGGGGCGGGGCGGGTGTATAGCTTCGTTCCGGGCTTGAGTTCACGCAGCCGATTCAGATCAGCTTGCGAGAACCACGGACCCTCGCGTTCGTCCTCCGGGTCGCTGAACTGGATGGTCGCAACTTCATCCTCCCCCTGTGCCGGCGCGGGAGGCTGCGGGGCGGCGTACAGTCGTGTCCCGATTGGCAGGTTGTGCCCGGCCTCTGTCCACTCCACATCAGTGTAGGGGGCTTGTGCAATCACACCAACGCACTCCCCCGGCGCCTGGCGGTCGAGTTCGCGGGCGCGACTCAGCAGCAGCTTCTCGCTATAGCCGATCTCGCGGCCGTCGATGGACTCACGAAAAGCCCGCCCTATGGATTCGTTCGTGGGGTTCATGCGGATTCCTTTGCCTTGATGCGTGCAATCAGGTCGTTAACGTTTCGATGGCCGTAGACCATGCGGTTCCCGTACTTGGCTTTTCCGCCGCTAGGCCACCACTCCATACGCTTTCCGCCGAAAGTGCGCGAGAAGTGCCATTCTGTGTGCCGCGTCCAGCCATCCGTATTAGCCTTGGCGAGCATGTCGGCGCGGTGCCGCTGCGTGGTCGCCTTCATTCCGTTGAAGATGTCGCCCATGTCACCCACACTTCACCCCCTCATCGTCGGCGAAGGCGGATTGGAGGGCTGGAGGTGCGGGGAGTGGCATCCAGTGGGTGGGCTTGTCGAAGCGTCCAGGCTTATCGATGTGGTCGTGATTCAGCATCATCGAGGCCCACGGGTTTGAAGGCCTGTAGCCCGACTGATAAACCGGATGCCATTTCGCGATCCACGAACCGTGCGCATTCGCTACCAGCATGTAGCTTCCATCCTTAGGCGCCGTCTCAATCGGCAGCCACACCCCGGCGCTGCACTGCTCGGCGTAGGCGCGGGCGTAGGCGTGCAGGTGATCTTCCGTGTAGACGGGCTGCTCAGTAACCGACGCATCCAACTGGTCGGCGCCAACAAACCATGAACCCCGCCATGTGCGCTCCAGAATTGCAGCCGGCTCCGGAAACTCCGGCAGCGCACCGGGCGCGGGGGTGGGGCGGGCGCGTCGATTCCACGCAGTGATAGCACGCACGCCACCGTAGTCAGGACCGTCGGTGACAGCCTCAGGTCCGAATGCGCCGCAGCCGCGACACTGGCTCTGCGTCACGCGCGAGCCGTCATCCTTCTCGGTCAGCATTTCGCCGTCGCTTATTTCCGTGCTACCGCAGAACGGGCATCCATCAGCCTTCAACTCACCGTTCATTGCATTGCCTCCATGGTGGCGCGGAGTTCACGGGCGGAGTCTGTCAAAGCCTCGGAGCGAGCGCGTTGCATTGCGGAGTAGATGTGGCGGTCGCGGCCTGCGGTTTGTTTGTTCGCCCTGCGGGATTCCGATTCGGCCTCACGCTCAAGCCTCTCCACCAGCGCCCACAGGGGTTGGAGGTCGGGGGCGGTGTAGACCGGGAACCAACCACTTGGCGAACTCCGGCGTTTCGTGGCGATAGCGCTGGAAGTCCTCGTCCGAGTAGGCGTTGCAAGTGCCCGGCTCCATCCACGCCACCGGCTTACGGGGTGCGGTCATTCGATCACCTCATAGCCGTTCGCGCGCATGATGGCCTTGGCGTGTTCCAGCTGGTCGGCATCAATGGCATTCTGCTTCTCGCGCTTCTTGCGGCGGACGTAGGCCTCCACATCCTTGGCCGGCACGCCGATCAGATGTGCCCATGTGGATCGCTCGGATCGGTTGCGCAGTTGCGTCGGGCAGCTGCTTCGGAAATTCATGGCGTGCCACTGCCCGTTGATGCACGCCAATCCGAGGCGGCTGCCATTGGTAGCAATCACGACGCCTTCGCGACGACCTTGCGGCATTGTCATCAGTGGCAGTGATTCGAGGTCAAACTTGCTCACGGCTTCGGCTCCTTGGATAGCTCTGTCGTCGTCCAGGTGTAGTTCGCTGGCGAATAGACCTTGCGGTGTTCGTGCTCAGGGCAGACGGTGCGGATGCCCGTCCTCTCGCATTGCTTCACAAGGTCTTCCCCTTCCTCGTCCGAAAGCGGATTGGCGGCCTTGGCGCAGTCCACGATGAAGGCGGCGAGCGTGGCGCGATCCTGTTCCGTGACGCAGTGGGGCTCAGTCTCGACCCTGACGAGATCCGGCTCAGGCGAGCAGGCCGACAGGATCGCAATGAGCACGGCAGCGATTACGATCCTCATGCCACATCCTCCGGATGGATTCTGTAGCGCGACGGGTGGCAATCCCACTCCACCGGCTTGTCGGCCGGAAGGTCGCGCCAGTAGCCGTAGCCAAGAATTTCGTCTAG